AGCAGACTTTAAAAAAGTAAACGTAGCAACTGCTGGACTGTTTAAAATTCAAGCAATGGATACGACGGGTGCAACTGTTTACGCTGAACAAACAATCGGTGTTTCTAGTTGGATCAAAGTACCAACAATTTCTTTTCCATGCCCTACGTCTGGGACAATGGTTAAGCTAAGATTAATTTCTCTTGCGGCCGGGACGATTGATTTTGACCGTGGATATATCGGATCAAATCAAAACATTGTCACTGGTGGAAATATTGTTGATGTTGAGTCCGCAACTTATACAGGATTTACTTCAAGATCAGGACAGTTAATAAAATTTGATACAAAAGATACAACAAGAAGCAATAATGCAAAAATTATTCAAGATGACAACAGTGGATCATTTACAAGATTTAACATATTAAAAGCTGCAAGCATTACAGCCGTATATGCAACTCAGTATGGAGCATCAAGATCAGAGTCAGTTGTTGTTCATTACAACTCATCTGGATCAGTGGTTAAAGCCGCATCAGGTTTTTACACAGATGCATCCAGCACAGGGGGGGCGAACTTAGCAACAATTACATCCTATGCACTGCCGGGAGATTACTTTGTTGCTAAAGAGTCAGCCGCAAATCCAGCCAACGCAAGCGCAACAACAACTTTTTCAATTACTGCAATTTCTTCATACACAGGAGAGGCTGCAGTTTCAAACGAGCAATCATCTTGGTTTATTGATGCAAACATTGGTGGACAAAACACAGGGCTAAGCTCATCAAGTGTGAGTTCATATACAGAAGCAACCGCCCCTGCGCTTGATATGGTTATTAATAGCCAAAAAGGTTCAGCAAGTGCAGAAATTGCATGTGCATCAGGGACTGCTTCGAGCGGTCTTACATGCAGTGCTGCAAATGAATCAATAGGTATTTCATTCACTCCACCAATGGCAGGATTGTATGAGGCTTGTTTCTCATTCTCTCACGATGCGAACGCAGCAACAAGCTCATCAGTAAAAACTACATTTCAGGTTATAGAAACTTCAAACATTTCATCATCTGTTTTAAATGAAGGCGGGCAAAGAACTCCTAGCGGAATGACTGCTGGATCGGGTGGATTAACTTATGGACTTATACCCAATAAGGTATGTGGTACTTTTAACTTTTCAGATACCTCAAAAAAAACATTAAGACTAATGTATGAGCAATTAGTAACAGGGACTATTTCTGGAAGCATCATTGTTGCTGACAGAGATTCTCTAAGTGGACAGAGAGATATTAATATTATAATTAGACCTCTTCTTTCTCCTTATAGCCGCCCAATTTTAACTGGGGATCAAGTAACTACTCCGAATATTGCAAATCCTAAGTTTTTCAGCTTTCAAATCAATGCTGACAATTCAATAACAAAAAATTTTGGAGGATTTGGAAACTCATGCCTATGGACATCGAATGTTGTAGCCTGCACTTTCGTGTCAGGAAAAATAACAACGCCTCCAAATTGCACACTGGGTTCAACATCCGCAGAATATGGTTTTTTATCCACTCCAACCGCATCGGGCTTTAGTATATATGCTCAAAACTCATCCGGTGGAGGCGCAACTCCTGCAACATTTATAAGTGTAAATTGTCACGGTTATTAAAAGGAAAAAATATGAAAAAAATACTATTACTATCACTCGCATTTTTTACAGTAACAGCTCATGCAGAAAACTGGCTTAATCACTCAAAGATTAAGTCAGGATCAATTGAGGCTTTTTCACTTAAAGCTGATTGTGAACGAGTTTCTGGCGAAAAATGCTTTGATCTTGGAAATTACCCAAGTTCTGTTTACTCAGAGGTTGATGAATCCGTAGACGACTACACAAAGCCAAACTATTCAAAGTCTGAGGTTGAAACTTGCACGACAAATGCAAATTGCGATACTAAGTTTTTAGCTAAGGTTTGTACTGACTTGTTAGAATATAAAATTAAAAATTATGATCTAAAAGAAGTATATTGTACAAAGCTTACAGGATACGATCAAAAACTTCAGAAAACTATTGCTCTTGACTCTGTAAAGGTTGACGCTCTTAATGCTCAAAAGGCTATTGATTTGCTTGCTTCACAAAAAGAAGCTGGTATTCAAGGCGCATTGAAAAGAATTGAGTGTGGAAAAAGAGTTATTGGCCTTCTTGTTCTTAGAAACTCACAGAAGGTTTTAACGACTGCTAATATAGGTCAGATAAACACTGTATATGGCCCAATTAAGGGTTTAATTGATACAGGCTCACTTGTTACAGCGAAAGAACAAATGTTGCTTATAACTCCAGATGGTACGTTAATTACAGAGGATGATAAAAATGACTTGGTTGCAGAAATTACGAAGTGTCTTTAGGAAGAAAATAGTGAAACAAGATACACCTTCAAAAACTAGTTCTGGAAATAGCTCTAGCGGAATTAAGGTAAAATATCCACTCGCTATCGTTCTGGAAGATCAACCATTAATGGTTCGTGGTGGTTCGTATAAAAATAATTTCCCTGAAGGGGCAATTATTCACTTTACGGCTGGATGGCAAAATCAAAAGGGCATTGATGCAATTAAATTTGCAAATAAAATGGGCCATAGATATTTCTTCATTGATGAAAAAGGACAAGTTTATCAACAATTTTGCTTAACAGGATATGGCTCTCATGCTGGTACTTCAAAATGCCCAGTAACCGGCCGGACAACTGTTTCTCAGTATTATGTTGGTATCGAAGTTGCTTGTGGTGGAAGGCTTGAAGATGCCGATAAAGATGGTCAAGTTGACGATACTTATTTTAAGACAAATGTTCCTCCAGAAAAAACTAGAACTGGTTCGATTTCAAATAAGTGGCAAAAATCTAATTACGGGTCTTATGAGAAATTTACAAACGAACAAGAGATTGCTTTAAAAAAGCTTTGTACTTGGTTGTGTGAAAATGGTTCTAATCCTGATTTAATTTTTGGGCACGATGAAGTCGCACCAAATAGAAAGAATGATCCCGGCCTGAGCTTGTCGGTTTCAATGGATGACTTTAGGAAGATAATTAAAGGAAGTTTACTTTAGGATTATAGATGGAAAATTTTTCAGAGATAACAGTTGCAGTAATAGGTGCTTTGGGAATGTTTATTCTTAATGACATAAAAGAATCTGTAAAAAATGCTACAAAAAGCGTAGAAAAATTAAATAATAATGTTGCAATAATACTTTCAAGAATAGAGCAACATGATGATGAAATAAGAGAAAATAAAGTAAAGTTAGAACAACTGAGCAATCACGTTCAGGAGATAAAACAAAGGATTTAAAAATGGACTCTAAAGAATTAATCAAGACTGTAGTTATGGAAAACATCAATCTTGAAGGAATGGCTGGATCACTTCTTGATAACGTAGTTGAAGAAGCTCTAAAAAATGCAGTAGAGAAATCTTCTACAAAACTTGACGATATGGCTTTCCAAGCTTTATGGCCAAAACTTGAAGTTGAAATCAAGGAACTTGTTGCTAAGAAAATCGCTGAACTTAAAGCTAGTTTAGAAGGTTAAAAAATATGAGCTTAGAAGCAATTTGGAAAACATTAAAAGAAAATGGCATTAAATACTTAGTTAAAAGTGTGGCTAAGGTTGGCGGTGTTAAAGCTTGGATGTTGGAAAAATTGCTTTCTAGGCTTTTAGAAGAATATGTAAAGCCAGTTGTTTTATGGCTTGAAAGAAAAGGTATTCTTTGGAAAAAGAAAATTGAGATTAAAAAAGAAGTTAAGGAATTAGAAGATGCAAAAACTCCTGATGCTATTGATTCTGCCATTGACCGGATTCCTTAGCTCTTGTCGAGGAATCCCACCAAAGTCAAATTTAACCATCGAGAGATGCTTTCTTGTTCTACAGGATGAAATATCAATGGAAGATGGAGGATGGTCTTATACGGGCTATTGTCGCTGTCACAATTGGTCTATAACTAAGGATTCAATCGGAAGAAGTTCTGAATCTGTAAATAAGCCCCTTCTGTACTGTGACAAAAAGGGCGGTATGAGTGCTGAAGATTGGGGAAAAACTAGTCTTTTTCTTGAGGACTGGAGACTGTATCTTCGGAAGCAATAAAGAGCTTTTCTCTGTGAATTGATACTTTCTCTTTATTTGCCAAAATACCCAAAATAATATTTTTCTCAGATGAAATTTCTACTTTTTCACCATCAATATCTATTATCATTTTTTGAGTAGGGCTTATTTTAATTTTTAACATTAGATTTTACCTTTAAGAAATAATGCTGATCTAATCGGGAGAGTTTTTTCAACAATTTCCATTCCAATTATTTTATTTTCACCAACAAAATACTTAAATGTGAAATATAAAAACATTGCAGAAATAATCATTTTAACTGGCTCTCTTGACCAGATCGCTGAAAAAAGACAAAGAAAAATAACAAAGTTTGAAAATTTTCTAACTAGCATACTTGTCTCCTACCTTAAAATTCCATTTTTTATTAGCTCTGATTTCAATTCAGCTCTGAGTTTTTCCATCATTTTTTCATAAGTATTGTTATCAATAAACTTTCCTTCAATCCTAATCGGAATCCCACCTAGAAATAATTCTTCATGGTAAACCGTCTTAGTGTAAAGAATTTCTCCAACATTACTCTTTGCTCTTTCTTGTCTAGGAATTAACAGCGGTTCATATTGCTGAACTGTTAATGCAATTTCGGTAACGTGCTTTCCTCTGTATTTATCTGAATCAATCATTTTCGTGTCTCCACTTTGAAGTTATTTGGCAATAGTGCCAGTTATTATTTATAAGCCAATTTTTTACAGACTTATATTTCTGTGCCATAAAATCAGTACCCTTTGCATGAAAATTATTGTGACAAATTAAACAAACGCTTATTTTATTCCAAGACTTTTCCTTATGCTCTGGGTGCGACTTTTGGCTTTTTAAGTGGTGATAGCAAGTAGCTCCTTCAGAGAAGAAACTACAGGCCACGCACTTTTCACCGCTTTCATAGCTCAATTTTTATTCCTTTTTAAAAAACTTATCTATTGCCTCAATGACAATAGCAAAATCTTCGTCTTCTCTATATTTTACATAAAAAGACTGCAAAAGGGCAACTCCACCAAGTTTTAACTGTTTCTTAAGTTCAGCTTGTCTTTTTTTATCCTCTTCAGCTTCAAGCTTTTCACGCTCAATTCTTCTTTTTTCAGCCTCAACTTTTTCCAACTCTTCTCTTTCTTTTCTAGCAATTTCTTCCTGCTTAAGTCTTTCTGCTTTTTCGATTGCTTCTTTTTCGTCACGGATTTTTTTATCTTCAGCTTCAATTGCATCACGACGAGCTTTTTCTTCAGCTTCGATTTTAGCCTTTCTCTCAGCATCTTCTCTTTCAATTCTCTCTTTTCTTTCTTTATCTTCAGCTTCAATTTTGGCTTTTTTATCAGCAATCTCTTTTTGCTCTTTTTCAAATGCTTCTCTTTCAATTCGCATTTTTTCACGTTCTTCAGCTAGTTTTTTTTCTGCTTCTTCTCTGGCTTTTTTCTCAACTTCAAGTTTTGCATCCATTTCAGCTTTTTCTTCAGCTCTGATTCGGTCTTCTTCTTTTTTCTTTTCAAGAGCTATTTGCTCTTCAAGAATACGAATTTTCTCTGCTTTCTCATCAGCAATTCTCTTTTCTTCCTTCTTGATTTCAGCGTCATATTTTTCTTCAAAAGGAACAATTACATCAGAAATTCTTTTTGCTTCTGAGTCAACATGACGACCATAAGCCAATGACTCCTCTTTCTCTTCTTTTCTTGCCTTCTCAAGGGCCAAACGAAGCTCTCTAAGCTCTTTTCTTCCGGCCTTGGCTACTTCCATGCCTTCCTTTGTTGAAACGTCTACAACGACATTTCCGTGCTTCTCTTTTATTATCTCCAGTGCTTGTGCCACTGGAGAGAATCTTGTGATTTCTTTAAATTCTACTTTTTGTTCTTGAACTACTTCTATTGTTGATTCCATTTTTTAACTCTCCTTATATTTTACTGTTTAAATCGCTAGTTTTATCTGTATTTGCCACGCCTTTAACTTCAAACCAATCCTGACGTTTAGTTGCATTGTCTTTCAATGAAACATAAATCTTTTGAAGCTCAACAACTTCGTCAAGCGTACAAATATCAAGAGAATGGTTAAGTCTTTTTGAAAGCATTTCCTCATTTACTCCAAGGCTTGCAAATGCAGTTACCATTTTCTTGATTCGGTCAATTAATGGGCCTTCAGACATTCCTTTTTTAAGTGTTTGCTTACACATTTCAACGGCATCTTCTACAAATTCAGCAGGAACAACTTCAAGAATAACTGCACGAACTTTTCTTTGGGCCTGAGAAGCAACGTGTTCATAAATATCTCTTGGATCAACTAATATTTTTTCACCCTTTGAAGTTCTGATTTTATGCTCAATTACAAACTCTCTAACTGCTCTTACGTTTGACTCTTTATCCCAGCAAGTTACCTGTATAATTGACCTTCCATGAGAAGATTCAAGCTCTTTAAAGCCGTATGAAATGTTTCCATAACAACGAGCAAGAGTTTCAGCCAAGCGGATAGAAGGGCCTGAAACAGTAGCTCCACCTTTCGGAAAAGAGTACATTGAAACGCTTGCAAGGCTAAATCTTTGACAAGCAACATTGATCTTCTGTGAAACTTCCAATTCATTTCTTGGAAACATTTTGGCCATTTGCAATTCAGCTTTAATTTCCTGAATAGCGCGACTTGATTCAACTTCCTGAACTGCATTTTGACTTCTAGTAACTAAGTTTGTTTCTTCCATTTTAATCTTCCTTATTGTTTAAGTAATCAGTTGGTATAACTTCCATTTCTGCGTAAGTAGGTAATCCCATTTTTTGAATTTCTCTTTGTCTTTGTGGGAAATTCTTTTCAACGATGCACTTCTTTAATAGTGCAAGAGCGAAGTGATACCATTCTGTTGCAACTTCAATTAGCTTGTAATCGGCTTCATAAACTGCAACTTCGTATGGTCTTTTGTTTTCAGTAACAACCCATGCACTAGCATCTGGATAACGGCCAGTAATAGCTTTTATTCCCTCTCTATACATGACTATTTGAATGTCATATCTATAGGCCCAGATTTGATTTTGAAACTCTCTATATGCTGAAGAGCGAGCAGTTTTGAAATCGAGAAACAAGTTTAAGTCTGGGCGAGTAGAAATAAAATCAGGACGGAAACGACAAAGAAGACCTGTTTTTTCATCTTTGTAGAATCCAGAAACTTCAGAAACACCTTCTTTAAACATATTCCTAGCTTTTGGATGGCTTGCTATTGCTGAAATAACACCAATAAAGTCGTCATACTCTTCTTGAGAATAAAAAATAACTGCATCTTTAGGAGTCTGTAAAAACCATAGCTCTTTAGATAGTTTGTTTTCTTTCTTTCTTTGATCCCCGAAATCAGGAGCAATGAGAAATTTTTCTCTGAACTTTTCAGGCTCAAGCACTGCCATGTGTGCAAGAGTACCAAACTTCATCGACTTAGTTGGCTCTTTATGGATTCCATTTTGTCGGTCATATACTTGTGAAAGATAAGTATAAGGAGAATCCAATAATACTTTAAGAGAGGAAGAACTAATGGCTTCATAAGAGTTATGATGATCTTCGTTAGTAAAAGAAGCATCTTTCCAGTGATTAGCATAATTACCTTCAATAATGGTTGGTAGGATTAATTGAGAGCCGTTTTTTAATGTGAAAATATTTTCCATATTAATTTACTCCCATAGTTAATGTTGTGATTGCAGAAAACTTGATCGGAAAATAATTCATTCATTTACCCCTTGTTGATTTTTTAAAACATTATAAAAGTAAAATTATATGGTCAAGCATTTTGTCGAAAATATTTTACAAAATAATATTCACAAAAATATTTGACATAACTTTTTTTGTCGAATAACTTTTTACGAAAACAAAAAAGGATTTTTCTATATGGCTAAAAGATTTACTGATACTGAGAAGTATAAAGACCCATGGTTTAGAGGGTTAAGTCCTAAACTCAAAGCGTTATTTTACTTCATGTGTGACGATTGTAACCATGCTGGAATATGGAAAGAGAACTTTGATATGTTCGAGTTTTTCTTTAAAATAAAGATTACGCATGAAGACATGGTTGAATTTGGAGAGAAGGTTCGTAGAATTAACTCCGACACATATTTTATAACGAGCTTTGTTAAATTTCAGTATGGATTATTGAATGACGCAAATAAAGCACACGTCGGAGTACTTAAATCTTTAAATTACAATAACATACAAACTAGCCCCTTCCTAGCCCCTTTGAAGCCCCTTCATAGCCCCTGCCAAGGGGCACAGGATAAGGAACAGGAACAGGAGCAGGATATGGAATTGGATAAGAAAAAGGAAAAGAAAGAAGTTAAGACGAACAGTGCGCCAATTGCAGAGCGAAAAATTGAAGGATGTAAAGACTTCTCTGCGTCATATGAAATAGTCAGAAATTTATTCAACGAGTTAGTTTCTGGAAAAGGAAGCGTTAAGCCAGAACACGGGTTTTTTATGTCTCCAAAAATTCAGGATAAGTTTTTAGAGATTCTCGGTCATGAGTATTTTAGAAAAATAGAAAACTGGAGAACTTACTTTGAAACAATCTCCACTTCAGATTTTTTATTAGGAATCAGCGACAAGCCAAACGCTTTCAAGGTTAGCTTCCTGTGGGTTCTTGATGTAGACAATGCCCAACCAATTATGTCTGGCCAATACGATAACTCAGGAACAAAGGGAGAGTTGGAGTATCAAAAATCAATTGATGAATTAAGCAAAAAATATCAGGAGTAAAAAATGTTATTTACAGAATTTCAAGTGCAGGCAAAAAGACTTGTGAATGTTTACGGGCAAGCAAAATATCCACAAGAACGGCTAGACATGATTTACAACGCAATGAAGTACGTTGACGCAAATGATTTTGCCAGCCAAGTCAATCAATTTATTGGACAAAGCGACAAGGCCCCGATGTTGGGCGAATTTATGGAAGCCTTTAGGTCAGTACTCGGAGACATGAAAAAAGCCCAGCATGAGGCAAAAGAAAAGCTCCTAGCCCCATGTTTGAAGTGTGGTGGAAGCGGAGTTGAGATCATGTATTCAAAGAAAGTCGGATGGTCGTATGCGTTTAAATGCACCTGCGAACGTGGAAATATGTATGCGGTGAATTATCCGAAGCAGTACGAAGGCATGGGAGAAGACTATTCGTCGCATAGAGCATGGGTAGCTGGAAGGTTTGAAGAGAAGAATAAAATAATTAGAGGAAACGCTGAAAGATGTGGTCACCATCAGCCAGAAAATACAAATAACGTAAATCAAATTGGCTCAATGAAAAAGCCAGATTATGGGAGTTTTTAATGGAAACTAAAAAGAAAAAAACAGTTACCTTGCCAGAGTTAATCAAGGAGAACGAAGGCCCTTCAGAGTTTGGAAGAAGATTTGGAGTTGATAGAACATCAGCTCATCAGTGGCAAACATTGAAGAATCTTCCAAGCGCAAAAGTAATGGTTGAAATTTTCGAGAAATCTAAAGGCCGTTGCACATACCAAAAAATGATCGAAACTTTTGTGAAGGGGCAATAGTGAGAAAGTTAATTTGTAAACTATTCGGACACAGATTAATTTGCATTTTTACTTACACGTTTAAATGGGAACATGAAGCATGGGCACAAGCTGAAAGTGTTCACGAGTGCGAAAGATGCGGAAATAGAAGACAAGACGTTTGGCAACAGGGGGTTTAAAAATGGGCCAAGGATTCAAAGAGGTAGCTTCACTGAGAGGAGACGAAAAAAAGTTTGCAGAAAATTTCTCAAAGATTGATTGGTCAGGAGCGAGCAAAGAAAAAGAGAAAAATTTTCAGGTTAACAAAGATAAAAATGAAAGATGCTCAAGTAATCCTTTTTGTCAGAATTTAGAAAAAATTAGAGGAGTTTACTGTTGCACTTTAACAAATGAAGTTGTTGATAATGGCGACGAAGAAGACAATAGCGATTACATTTTTATGAGAACAAAGTCTTGCTTGAGTAATGACCAATGAGAACAAGAATTGATTACACAAATAAAAAGATCGGGAAATTAACAGGCGTTAAAGTTATCGGCAAAACAAATTGTGAAAACAAATTATTGATTTGGAAAATGATTTGTGATTGCGGTCAAGAAGTTATCAGAACAACGGCTCAGATCAGGTCAGGTTGCCTTAAAATGTGTATTGATTGCAAAACTGAAACGCTTAAGTATCCAAGGAACAGTAAATTTTTTAAAGGGCAGAAAAGGCAATATAACAAAAAGGAGGTTTAGAGGTGTTTAATTTCAAAAAAGACAAAACTCGAAAAACAGCAGAGGAGGCAAGAAGAGAGCTTGGAATGATTTTTCAGATCGAGTTCATGGAAAAAGTAATTGAAGACATTGATACTTATGAAATTACTCTCCTGATGAGAGACAAAGACAATTACGAAAAAAGAACGCATTTAAAGTTTAGCAAAGAATTTAACTTAAAATTATTAAACATCATTCTCGAAGAAAAAGAGAATCAACTGAAGGGGAACTGAAATGTTATTTATTCATAAAGAAACTGGAGAGATTTGCGAGGCATTTATTAAGTCACTTGGAGAAGTTAAGATTAAAACTCAAGACAACAGAGAACTTTTCGAGATTGTAGAGGTTGCGTTTGTTGGAAATATTCAAGATGGAAGTCATTCAAGCGAGCAAGTATCAAAGGATTTTATATTTTTGGGGTTCCTATGATTAGAAGAACAAGTATTTCAACATACAAAGCAATTCAGGAAAATGGAGTTTTATCATTCAAAAGAATGATGGTTTATGACTATCTTTATCGCAATGGCCACTTAACTGGTGGACAACTTCAAAAAGCTTTAGGCGGTGGAGTTTCTGAGTCAGTTCGTAACCGAGTAACCGAGTTAGTTAAAATGGGCGTGGTTTACGAAGTCAAAGAAACAAAATGCCCTATTACTGGACGAAATGTGATGCTTTTTGATGTTACTGAAAATATGCCAAAAGAGTATGTGGCCCCAAAAAGTAAGAATGAGATCATTAGAGAGTTAGAATTAAAAATAAAAGAAGCCAACGAAGCACTTTCTGGAGTTTTTAAATACTATCACGAAACTTGCAAAGACGTAAAATGGTCTATTTGTTGTAGCGGTAGAGAGTGTGGGTGTATGGGAAAGCCCTGTGATCCAGAATATTATATTTATATGGATTTAATAAAAGCTGAGGAGATTTTAAAATGAAAATTTCTAATTATATCTTAATTTTATCAATTGGAGTAATTGCTGGATTTTTAATAGGCGAGTATAGAGCTTGCCAAGAAGGTAAATATTCTTATGAGTATGGGTGCAGAAAATGAAATGTGATACTTGTGGAGTTAATATTTTCACAGATTGTTTTAATGGCGAGTGTGAAAGTTGTTTCAAGATGACAGAAGAACAATGGTACGAGTTTTTAAGCAAGACAGGAGAAGATGAAGATGAGTAAAAAAAGCGGATTTGTTGAGATTACAAAAGAACAATTATTATCATTTAAGCACGATATTCAGTTAAGTGGTGGTTCAAATAGCCTTATGAAGCTAATTCAGGAAGCTGGAGGCCCTATTTCTGGAGTCATTGATTTAAGGCCAGATATGGTTAACTACTGCTGGAATCGCGAAGATTTTGAAGACACGATAATTTTCAAATGGAAGGAGTTTTAATGAAAGTATTAATAGAAGAATCTGGAAAGAAGTATGTGGATATTGAGACATTTAACGAAGCAGTTAAGGTTATCGAATTTTATGGCAACGAGAAAAATTGGAAAACTCCAGAAGATCAAGGGTTCATAGTAGATGAAATATCACTAGGAGTTAAAGATATGATCGAAGAGATTGACTCAAGAGACAGTAATTGTGGTGGAAATTTAGCAAGGGGCTTTTTAAGTAAGCTTGATAGGCATTAATATGGAATGGGCGACTTATTTACTATGGTTACAACTTGCTACTGGAGCTTACTGCGATTCTCTTTTTATTACTGATCCTCAGTGTGTGGAGAGTGTGACAGACTGCGTTTTAGATGGTGAGAGCTTCGAGTTCTGCACTATTGGTCAAATAGACTGATTTCTTCAAAAATTAACGGCTCTTCATTCTTAACGGGTGGAGAGTCTTCTATCAATTCACATTTATATGTCTCATTTTCACCAGAGCAGATATAAGTCTCAAGTTCTCTTGAGTATGTTATGACCGTAAATGTTAAAATAACGAAAAGTTTCATCATTTGTCATATTTTATCACAATTTCTAAATACCAGACGACATTCAGACAACACTCAGGCAACAGTTAGATAACTTCTAATGGTTGATATATCGGCGACTCTCCTTATATAATGACACAGATACGATAAATGATATGATATTGATAAGGGGTGATTATGGGTTCAAATTCTATTGAATCTCTCGATAACGATCTAATTCTAAAGTTCTTAAGCCTAATTAGACCTTCAAGTGATGGGTGCTGGATATATTCTGGTGGATCAAATGGAGATTATGGCTGGTTCAGTGCAACAAAAGACAAGATAAGGTTTAGAAATTACGCACATAGGATTTCATTTTCAATCTTTAATGGTCAATTAATAAATGGATTAGTTATAGACCACAAGTGCATGAATAAAAAATGCGTAAATCCAGAGCATATTAGACAAGTTACTCAAGCCGTAAACGCCACAGAGAATAGTAAATCATTTAGTGCCATAAATAAAACTAAGACCCATTGTCCTTCTGGGCACGAATACTCTTTGGATAATATATATAAATCAAACTCTTGGAGAAATTGTAAAACTTGCTCGAAGGACAGAAGCAAGAGACAAAGAAGCAAAGGATTGGTCTGAAAATGTTGACAGATATGCAGGAAAAATTTTGTCAGTTGTATGTTAAAACAGGAAATGCTACACAGAGTTATCTTGATGCTGGCTTTGAATGTTCTGATAAATCAGTTGCGACACTTGCACACAGAATGTCAAGAAATGTAGATATTTCTCTTAGGATAGCTTACTTGAAATCAAAACAGGCTAGTCGGGTAAAAGTAAATACTGACATGATCGTTGATAGGTTAGTTAAAATAGTATTCGAGGGATCAACTATTGCCGAAATTGATGAAAACGGAGAACTTAAGTTAATACCTCATGCAGACCCTTCAGAAGCAGACTCTTTAAGTTTTAGCAAGTCAGAGTCTCAGACGAGTGGAAGAACGGCTCAAGGTCATTCTGACGGATCGTCGGAGTCAGTTTCAATATCAATTAAGAATAAAGATAAAATAAAAGCACTAGATATGCTTTGTAGATTGCTGGGGCTTTATGACAGAAAACAATCTGGAGATAGTTCAAAGGTATTCGAAAATAACTCAAGAAGAGTTCTTGATGTACTTGAGAGAACTAAACGAATTAATCAACCAGAATCCGACAACAGAGAATCGCAGTGAAATCGACCAAGCCAAGAAAGATTGGGCCACTGCAATTTATTATCGTTGTGCTACGGATTTGGAGTTATTTGCCCTTGTCTTTTTTGCGCACTATTGTAAATACGAGTTCAATGCTTTCCACCGAGACACATTTTCAGATTATGCTTATGGTGAGCGAAATGTACGTCGAGCTTCATGCGCTCCTAGAGGATTCGCAAAAAGTACGCTTAAGGTTCTCATCAAGCCGATCCATGACGTTTGTTATAAGCTGGAAAAATTCATTGTCATCATTTCCAATACGGAAGCACAGACTGTGCAAAAGCTTAAGGACATACAAACAGAGTTCATTACCAATGATCTTCTTATTGCTGTGTTTGGTAAACTTATACAAGGTAGAAAGGTCGGTTCGACTGACTTTATTGCGGTTAATGGCACACATCAATGTCGCTTTTTGGCACTTGGTTCTGGAACGGAAATGCGAGGAATCAGGTTTGGTGACGTACGCCCCACGAAAATTATTCTTGATGACGTTGAACATTCTGAAGAAGTAAATAACGAATCAATTCGCGATAAAATGTCTAATTGGTACAAAGACGTTGTTTCAAAAATTGGTGATGGTGAAACTAATATGGAAATCGTTGGAACAATTCTTCACCAGAAAAGCCTTCTAGTTGAGCTATTAAAAAATCCAGTTTATAAATCAAGATCGTATAAAGCGATTATCTCATGGTCAGAAAGAAAGGACTTATGGGATCAATGGACAGAGATTTACATAGACCTTGATGATGATTCCAGACAGGAAAAAGCTCGAGAGTTTTACGAAACAAATAAGGATGAAATGCTCAAAGGCGTAGAGGTTTTATGGCCTGATAAAGAGCCTTACTACAAACTACAGGAAGAAATTATTGAATCTGGTATGCGTTCTTTTATGAAAGAAAAGCAGAATGAGCCACAGTCAGATGCAGAGAAAATTTTTGCTCCTGAAAATATCTGGTGGTTCAGGGAGACTCCGCAGGGCTTATTAATCCTTAAGAATAATACTTTAATTCCTAACAATGTTCTCACGGCATACGGAGCGATTGACCCAGCGACAGGGCAAACAAAGGCTTCAAATAGCAAAAAGGCTGACTTTACATCAATTATTAGCGGATACACTGACACAAGAAAAAGATTATTCGTTCATGATGTTTATTTAAAGAGAGTGGCCCCTACTCAATTTATTCAGAAAATATTTGAGCTTTATGAGAAATATAAATATTACAAATTTGGAGTTGAGACGAATTTATTCAGGAATCTATTACTTCAAAACATAAAAGACGAGCAAGCAAGAGTTGAAAAGGAACAAAAGAAGATTATTTCAGTTAAGTTTTATGACATTGATCTACATGAAAACAAAGAAAAGAGAATTTATACGCTTGAGCCAAAGGTCTTTCATGGTCACATATTATTCAATGAAACACTAAAAGACACGATCTTCATGGATCAGTTATTTGACTTCCCAAAAGGCTCTTTCGATGACGGCCCCGACAGTTTAGAGATGTTATTTGGCCTAGTGAATAATAAGTATGTGGTTGGTGGATTAAATAAGTAATGGTTGAAAAAATATAGCTACTAGTCAATAATAAATATGCGATAGGTGGTTTAAATAAGGAATCAGGAAGATGAAAACTAAAAACATCAAGTTTTGTGCTTTTTTGAAGTTAAAAGGCATAAATCCAGACGAAGTGATAAAATTCGGTAAAGGTAAGGCAGAATATGTTTACTCTTTATCGGAAGATCACTTTAATAAATATCAAATCGAGTTTAACAATTCAAAATATCTTGAATACGCTAACCACTTGGAAGCGATTAAGGACTTAGCTTACTAGGAGAGTTTCATGCCCGAAAAGTATGCATTAGAAAAGTATTGGTATCACAAAAAATACAAAAGACATTTCGGTGGAGCCTACGAAAGAGATGCTAAGGGCGAAAGGATTTTTGTTCTTGAGGGTTTAGACAGTAAGCTTTCAAGAAAAAGAATTGTTTTCGAGTCATGGCAATCTGCTAAAAAGAATGGCTGGGCACTTGAACCATATAGGGAATAATTTATGTACGGATTTAGAGAAAAGAAAATTGAAGAACTTGAAAATAAACTTAAAGGAATTGCGAAGACTTTAAAAATGGTCAATCGCATGGATATGGTTAAGTTGTTCTGTGAAGTCGAAAAAGAGCTTGAGATTCAAAAGGCTTATTTGGCGCATGAATAACGTAATCAGTATCGAAGACTTTAAAGCTATCGAGGAAATTGTTAAATCCAGAGTTGGTGATAAGTTTATTATTGCCTACATGGATGGAAGCTACTGCCATACATACTTAAGTGAATCGCTTACAGATATGGAAGTTTGCTATATTGCAGATACCATAAATGAGAGAAGGGATTAATGACAACAAAGCTTGGCCGTTACGCATTTAGAAAGATCGGAGGAAGGATTATCCCTATCCGAATTGGAGCTGAAGCAAAAACTACAGTTAAGAATTTCTCAATGTCTGCACTTAGAAAGCTTCAAGGTTCAATAAATAAGAAAAATTCTGAAATAGTCGCTAAATTCACAGAAGGATCAGCGATAAGAGAAAAAGTATTTCATGGAACAAGTGCAAAGTTTAAAAAATTTAGCCATGACAAAATTGGTTCATCAGTTGGAACTTCTCTTGGCAGAGGATTTTATTTTACCAATAAAAAAAGCACAGCTCAGGGATACGGTTCAAAGGTTAAAGAGTATTTTCTATCAATAAAAAATCCTTTATTAGGATCATTAAACGATGGATTTAAAGGAAATGACATAAAGACCAAACAGATTGAAAAAATAGTACGGGGCCAAGACTTGTCAAACTGGGGAGAAAGATCGACCTCTCAAAGTGTCGCAGAGCAGATTCAAAAATATAATACAAATGATCTTGATAAGATTCAAGACATAGGAACAAGTTCTTTTCATCATAATTGGAAAAAAGCATTATCCAAGGTTAGAAAAGTAACTGGAATAGATGGCGCAGTTGCAGGAAATAAAAAAGTTGTTCATTATGTTGCATTTAATTCAGATCAAATAATGGATGCTCCAAAGAGAAGCATTGTTTATAATAAAGAGCTAAATAGGGTAAGAAAATTATCAAATAGGAATAAATAATGAACGGAAATGGAAAGTCATATAACACTGGTGGAAGAACAGTCTTCGGATTATCTCGATCAGAAAAGAAAGACGCAAATATCATGGGATATACTCAGGTAAGCGAGTCTGGAAAGTCTAAAAAATGGCGTTCAGATAAGTTGCATGAGGTTGAGAAATATCTTAATGGTACTCAATATGATGGCCTTCACGATTGGGATTCAGCTTCATGCTCAGAAAACCACGTTCCATTATTTAAAAGAAAGCCTAAAGTCATTTATCCATTCTTAAAGGTGTATGCTGACAGATTGGCTTCTAAACTTTTAGGTCATACATCATTTCCCAAGCTGAAAATCGAACAAGACCCAGAAGCAGAATATTTCACAAATTTAGTTATCGAAGCAGGATTTGTTAAGCCTAGATTGCTAGATGCTATGAAGTGGTTCGTTCCATTCAATTCAGTTTTTGTGAGATTTAAGCTTTCTGATGGTGTTCTTAAGCTAGAAAAATATTGTTCAAATTATTGCTATCCTGAATTTTTACCAAACGGTGAACTTGAAAAGATAGAAATTAAATACGTCTATGATACTGGCGAAGTTGATGCTTCTGGTAGAAAAATTGAGAATTGGTTCAAATTGGAACTTGGAAATCAAGTCGATATTCTTTACAACAATCCACCATACAATGCAGAATCTGGCTCTGAGCCTGAATTTGAAGAGGTTTCAAGAGTTGAGCATGGATTAGGATTCGTTCAAGGCGAATGGTTCTCTAATGGGGAAAATATCTACTCTCCTGATGGTTCTGGAGAGCCTTTACTGTGTGACATTAAGGGGTTTATCGACTCTATCAATTATAATTTAAGTCAAATGGTTTCAGCTACTAGCTACGGCCTTGATCCTCAATTAGTCGTATCAGGAATGGATGAAGATGAAGTTGACACTCTTATTAAGTCGTCTGCAAAGGCTTGGCTTATGGGTAGAGAAGGAAAAGCTGACTATCTTGAAGTAAGTGGATCAGGTGTAAAAACTGGTCAAGAAACAAGCGGAGAGTTATTTAAAAGAGTTTGCGATATTGCCAGAATAGTAATGCTTGACCCTGAAAAAATGGTTGGAACTGCACAGTCTGGAAAGGCCATGGAAGTTCTTCACGGGCCTATGGTTGAACTTATAAATGAAATGCGCCCTTGGGTTGAAAAAGGTATCAAGTCGTTAATGACAAAAATCATTAGCACTATCTTGATGATGAGAGATCAGGGGATGCAGTCTCAATTCGTCATGCCTGATGGATGGATGCCAGAAAGTTTAGAATTTAAAGTTTCATGGCCACCAATTTTTGAGCTAACGACTCAGGATAAGCAACAATTAATCGGATTAGCTCTTCAGGTTTCTAATGGTAATATTATCTCAAGAGATACTGCTTTAAGATGGATGCAATCACAAGGTATCGACTTCGGAGTAGAGGATTTTGAGCTTGAAAGACAAAAAGTTGATAGTCAGAAAACTTTTGGAGGGTTTTTCTAATGAAATTTATAAGAAAAAATGGTCGCATTATCCCAATAGGAAACGATAAATCAGGTCAGAAGCAAATTGGAAGTGGCAGAAAAGCTCCAAATGCTAATGTTTCTGAAGGTGTTTCAAGTATGTCTAAGAAAGCTACTGGTGATAAAGTCACTAGAACTTTTTCTCAAAAAATTGGCAGTAAGTTAAACGGATTTATGAATAAATTTAAAACAATTGATTCAGGTAAAATTCAATCATCTTACATGAGAGCAAAAGGCGTAGATATTGCCAACAAAACAGGTGAAAAAGTAACATTCGGAGCAACTAAAAAGGTTCTTCAGAAGCAATCAATTAAGTCAGGATCGAGACTTAAAAGAATTTCTGGATTGATGGCCAAGAATAAATCAGCAAAAGGAAGAGGCTCTTTATTGGCCCTATCTGTAATTGCTGGAGCTGGTGCATATGGATACTTTAAAGCAAAAGGTAATCAGGAATCGAGTTCAATATGAGCGATATAGTTTTTAGAAGAATTAATGGTCGAATAGTTCCTATCAAGAAAAAACTTGAGGATGTTAAAGAAATAAAGACAACTTTCAAGAAAACTTCGAGAAAAGATATTCCTGCACTTGCTACGGTCGGAGCAGGTTTTGGAGTTTCTATTGGTGGCGGTTATCAATCAGGAAAAATAATTAGAAATTCTTGGAACGCCTACAGAAGTTCGGCCCACTTAAGGGGAGAAATAAAAACTCTTAAGTCAATTAGACCAAACATTAATCCGGCTTTCCTATATAAAGAATCGGCAAAGTTTAAGTTGGCAGGAAAAGCTCTTGCTACAAAGGGCTTTGGTTTGTTGGCAGTAAGTGGACTAGTTGGCTCTTCTTTGGCCGGATATGGTGCTTATAAATACCTAGATAAAAAAACAGATAGCGGAAAAGCTTTTTCAATAGCCTCTACGGTTGGGGCACTTGCTTCTGGTGCTGGAATTGCTATTTTTGCAAGAAAAGCAAAGGTGAAGCACTTGATTTCTGCATTGAGAGGAACTGGAAAAGTTACTGGCGTTGACGCTAGGGACATTTCAAAGGCATGGTCAAGATACGGAGAAGAAAGATCAAGAGCAACAATAAGAAAATATTCCGATATTGCAAGTTCTGGAGTAGCCAGAAGTGAATACTCTCATAAAATATCTAAGACAATTGCACAGCTAAAAAAAGTTTCTCAAAAGAAGAAAAACTTTGATCCTAATCAGGGAACATTATTTTAAGGAGCAATTAATGAGATTTATAAGAAAGGGTGGAAGAATAATCCCGATAAGAAGCGAAGAAGAAAAGAAAGACCTATCAAGTGCAAAAAAACTATCTGTTGCAGGTGGGGCGGTTGCAGGATATTCAATAATGAAAGCAAAGAAATTATCTCACTTATTTTCTGGTATAGGTGTTTCGGTATTGGCCGGAGTGGTTGCAGGTAAAAAGGCAGGCTTTTATAAAGAAAAAGACGTAGAAAAAAGAAGAGCTATTTCGAGAGAATTATCAGGCTCTCATTATGCTGGACTTGGAATAGGACTATTGGCTCCAATTGCAGAAACGGTTACTAAGGTTTCTCTTGTTAGAAATAAGTCAACACTAAAGAAAGGTGTTAATAAGTTTGGAGACGCAATAATGTCTGCAAGGGATAAAGTAGTTGGAATGAGAAAGGTTCCAAAAAACGTAGACCTTTCAAAAGGCGCAAAGACATTCAAGGGAAAATATAATCAATTAAGTGGATTACTGGGAAGATAAATGGCTTTTCAAAGCGACATAGATAATATTTCAATACTGGAAAGAAACGCCTCTAGGCTTAATGGCCTACAAATGGAAGAAGCACGAAAAATGCTTGCTCAGTATCGTATGGCCAAGGAAGAATTGAAACTTCAAATGCTGTCAAACTCTCCAACTAATGAATACACAGAGGCGAAGCTAAAAAATACATTGGCTCAAATTGATGTTGCCATTGCTTCGCTTAGAGTGAGAACTGGAAAGAGAGCCAAGGAAGGGTTTGAGTTTTTATCAGATCAAGGCTTGGAAGATTCAGTTAGGGAAATGGATTCATTCGATAAATATTTCGGTGGTGGATTCGGGAAGCTTCCTTACGATGCAATTATCGAGTCTACAGACCCAGAGCAGTTATTATTTAACCAATATGACAGCTCGGTTAATATGTACTCAATGGGGCTAAGAAATGCTTTCCAGCAGACCCTTACTCAATCACTAATTCAGCAAAAAACATGGTCACAGGCCGTATGGGACATGGAACAAGTCTTCGATATGGAAGAATGGAAACTGGCAAGAATAGTCAGGACAGAGCTTCATGGAATTTACAATAATTCAAAGATGAATGGATTTATGACGATCCAAGAAGACTATATCCCAGACCTTAAGAAGACTCTTTATAATCCAATGGATTCGAGAACTGCTGAAGATTCAATGTATGTGGAGAGCCTTCACTTAGTTGTGCCATTGGATCAACCTTTTAGATACAAATGGAAAGGAAGAGAGTATGTTTTTATGGTTCCTCCTGCGAGGCCTAACGATAGAGCTATCTTAATCCCTTATCGACCATCTTTCGACAAATAGCACAAAATGCTCGAGAATTTCACCATGCAATTGCTATCTGCAATTTAAAAACCTGCAGTCTTTGAAAACGGATCCTTTTATATGGCGAGTCTGAAATACTATTGCTTTCTGCAATTTTTTCGATAAACTTGACGTAACGATACGTTAGATAAGGGAGATAAATTTATGTTTAGAAGAAGTTTTCTTGAAAGAATGTTGATGAATGAAGCTGGAGGAGAAGGCGGTACTGGTGGAGCTGGTGATGCTGGAAGCGAAGGCGATAAAAATAAAGGTGGAGAAGGCGATAAGGGCACTGGTGGCTCGGACGCTGACAAAGACAAGGGCACAGGTGCATTTGATCTTAGTACGCAACCAAAAGAAGTTCAGGATTTAGTAAAAAGCTTAAGAGCTGAAAATGCTAAATACAGAACTGGAAACAAGTCTCTAAGTGAAAGGCTTGATAAGATGGAGAGTGGTTTTAAAACTATTTTCGGACAAGGTGAAGACGATAAGGAAGCACCAGAAGAAAAAGTAAAAAAACTTTCTAGTCATGCTCAAAGCTTAGAAATTAAAAATGCCATGTTGGAACTAGCAGTAGACAACGGCATCGGTAAAGACCAAAGAGAATACTTTGAGTTTTTAATGAGCAAGGCTCTCGACACTCTTGAAGAGGACGAGGAATTATCAGAAGAAGCTTTTGAAGAAATTCTTGGAAAGGTTAAGCCACAAGGTTCAAAGGGTACTGCAAACTCAAGCGTTGATGATAAAGGCGCAGGAAAAAAAGACCCGAACGGACAAACTGGAGTTAAGTTAGAAGAGTTTTTAGGTATGAGTATTACTCAAAAATCTAAACTCTATAGCGAAAAGCCAGAGGTTTATAATGCTCTTATGAGCGAGGCTAGAACAAAAAAATTAATCTAATAAGGGGTATATCATGACAGCAACTACAGCGGCAGATTTTGTTTTTCAACCAAAAGTTTGGTCAGATCACGTTAAAGCATATTTCGATAAAATGCTAGTATTCGGAGCGTTCGCGGTTCGTAACAACGAACTACAAGCGGAAGGTTCAGGATTAACAGTTAACTTCCCATACTTCAAAGCAATCGGTGCGGCTGAAGAAATCGCTGAAAATGCGTCACTTACTGTTGACTCACTTTCTGACGATTCATTCTCTGCAACTGTTTTCGAAGTTGGTAAGGCAGTAGGATTTACTAAAAAGGCTTTCAAAAAGTCTGCGGCTTCTCAAGAAAAAATTCTTGCTGAAGCAACTTCTCAAATCGGTCGTGTTCACGCTGAGAAAGTTGACGCTAAATTATTAGCTGAAATCGAAACTTCTCACACTCAAGGTTTTTTAGCTACTGGTGCTGGTGATACAATGAACATCAGAACTTTGAATGTTGCAAAAACTGTTGCTTTCGGTGACAAGCATATGCAATCTGTTGTTTGCTTCATGCACTCACTTCAAATGCTTGACCTTCAAAATGATCCAACTTCAGGATTCATGAAGGCAGACGCTAATGATCCAATGAACATGATTCAAGGTTATAGCGGAAAATACTTAGGGATGAACATCGTTGTAAACGATCAAATGACTAAGCTTGGGGCACAAATCGGAGCAAAAGATGCTTATAGAGCAATCATCTGTAAAGAAGGTGCTTACGGTATCATGTCTAAGCAAGATATGGAATTTGACACTGATAAAGATATTCTTGCGAGAGAAATCTATATCACTGGGAACGAGTGGTATGCGGTTAAGAACTTCGATAAGAAGATTTCTAACCTTGACAAGAAAATCGCTTCTCTTGTCACTACTGTTTCAGCTTCTTAATATTAAAAACGATCTTTTATTGCTAGTATGGCGTGAAAGATAACTTGATGAGGGGGTAGAAATATCCCCTCTCATGCAAAAAAGGATATGATATGAATTACACGAAAAAAAGATTACTAGATGAGCAAGCAAAGCTTTCAAAAATGGCTCCAAAAGACAGAGTAGTTGCTGAAGAGGCAATTATGGCTGAAGTGGCTCCAGTTGAAGCAACTGGTGAATACATTCCAGAACTTCACGCTGATCTTCCGTTAAAAGAAGAAGTAAAAGAGGAAGAAAAAGCTTCTGAATTTGCTCCAACAAAAGAAGAAGTAAAAAAAGGTAAAAAATAATCATGTTGAGCCAAGAAAATAAATACAGAGTCGTTTTCGCTCTTTGCCTTAATGGTGAAGTGCTAACCGAAACAAGTGTTAATTTCAATTCAATCGTAAGAGATAGACTTAATATAAATAACGTCTATGTCGAAGATCAAATTGAGAAACTTCTTGGCCAGATTGATGCTATCAAAATAAAACTTGGTGAGTCTCCGTCTAATTCAAACGTGAAACAGATTGGAGACATTATTCTCGATACCGATAGAAGTTTTTCACTCATTAATAAAGAGTACAGAAGACTTCTTGGAGAGTTATCACAATTAATTGATATTCCAAGTCAGTGCAGAAGCGGTTCAACAAGGAACGCTAGTGTATGTCTATAGTCGATGATGTTTTATCTCAAACCACAGGAATTTTATCATTAAGAGATAAGATTGGAGCCGTAAAGGAGCCAGTTTATATCTTAACGAGAAAATGGGTTGATAAAAAAGGAATTGGTCAGTATTTCGATACGACCGAAACTATTTTTCCAACTCCATACGTTGTCGATTACTCTCACAAGATTGGAATAAGAGAAGGTGGTGGTATTCGCCAAGGTGATATTCTTTTAAAGACAATAAGCAAACAAAAATACACTGAAGAATCAATGATTGATTGCTCGGTAACAGACGACAAAACAGAAAAGTTTTACATGATAAAAAACAGACTCTATGAAGTTATTTCGGTAACTCAAGAGTACGTTTATTGGAATGTTCAAATAAGAAAAACAATTAAAAAATTATAAGGAAATTATTATTATGTCAGCCGCAAACTATAAGATGGAAATAGAACAAGGTGCAGATTATAAAATAGTTTTAACTATCAATGATAGTACTCCTTCTCCAATAGATTTAACTGGCCATGTGTTTAGAGGTCAGATTAGAAAAACAATTTCAGACTTAGACATTCAGGCGCAATTTACTTTTAATATTTTGGATCAAGTTACAAATAGAGGAAAAGTTGAAGTGATTTTATCATCAGCTTCTTCTACTTTAATAGCTATTCCAGGCCAGAAAAAAGTAAGCAGAGAAAAAGTAGAAATGTCTTACGATGTTGAGAGTACTTTGTCAGGTCAAGTTTATAGATGGCTAGAAGGCATTGCCAGCATTAGCCCAGAGGTTACTAGGTGACGGAAGTAATTGTTCAGGTAAATCCACCAATAGAAATTGTAGTTAATCAAACTGCTCCAATTACTATTCAGGTCGCTCAGGCTCCTGTTAATACTGTTCAAGTCCAGACAGTCGGAATCCAAGGCCCCAAGGGTGATTCTTATCAAGAAACATTTGAATCGGTTTCAAAAAATATTAAGTCTTGGGCTTATTCTCTAAATTATACGCTTGGAGTTTTGACAAGCATTGTTTACACAAGTGGATTATTGTCAGTAACAAAGACATTTAATTATACTAGTGGCGTATTAGTATCAATCGTTTTGAGTGGTGACACTCCTAGCGGAATAACTTTAACTAAAACATTAAATTATACTACAGGGTCTTTGACTTCTGTTAGTTATTCATAAGGTAATTACATGGCGGCTCAAACATTATCAGTAAATAGAAACTTAGATGATGCGGCTATTTCGGGGTTGTTAAACAACGAAACAATCACAATAAATTCTGGTGCTATTTTAACAATCGACTCTGATAATAAATATAGTCAACAGGCAGCCGTAATTGGCTCTATGGTAATCGACTCTGCATCTGGTGGACAAATTCAAGTCGATGGAACAAAGGTTTGGTGGATACCTTATGATGCTCCAGTGGGCGTTGTTCCTGCATTGGGCACAGTGGGAACTCAAAATGCTACAGGTGCAACATCTTTAGCAACTGGAGAGTTTTTGGGTATATGGTCGGCTCTTTCAGTCGCTCCCCTTGCCGCTTCAACATCAATTCCTTCTACTGGATTTATTAAATTTAGATCAAAGGTCGGTACATTTTTAGATAACGAAGTAATCACACTTTCAAATGGTGCAACTATAACTGTAAATTCTGCAACTGGTGGCCAGCGCGGATGGATTGAACTAGCTTGCGGATACCAAAGAACTGTCACTGTACCAAGATTGGGGAAATTTCAAACATTAGGGGATTGGTTCGATCTTGGCGTAACAAACGGAGCCGACGATCAAAAATTTACTCTCCCTTTATTAGATCACATTCCAGCAATTCAAATTGAAACTGCTGTTGGCTCAGGTGTTTATGAGTGGTGGCTAAATGGTGCTTCTCGATGGGGCCAAGCAACTGTCTACATTCCAACAGACGCTAGGGGAAAATACTTTGGCCAATGGAATCCGGATACATATCCAACACTGACAACGACGAGTGGATCGGATGTAATAACTGGATTTACAAATACATCTCTCTTAAGAGTCGGACAGCCGATCCATATGTCGGCAGGTTTTGCGGCTCCAACTGCACTTTATATAGTTGCCATTAATCCGAACGTATCTGTAACTGTTCAAATAAATGCAAACGCAACTGTTACTGGTACTGCGACGATGAGAACAATCGAACCTGAAATAACAATTGCTCGAAGAGTTTCTAATGCTTGCGGATTCAAGCCCGTAACTGGTCTTCGTGTTCGTATGCCGAATATTATTTTAACCAATTCAGGAAACGGAGCATTTCTTGGACATATTTTAACAACTACAATTGGTGATAGATACGAATTTATTACAACCTCTGCTGGTGAAATTAATATAAATAATGTTAGTTCAAACTGGTATTTCAATATGTCTGCGCCATACTCTGTAAGCATAAAAAACTCTGGAATAATCGACACTTTAATTTCAAATACAGCCGCAGATACAATTTTAGATAACGTGGCAATCTCAGCAGAAAATACTAGAGATTCACAAATGCTAACCTTTTCTAATTTATTCTCAGGCATTACCATGAATAAAGTTAGAGGGGTAAGGTATGCAACTGCGGGGGCCAGTAGTTTATCCACATTAACAGACGTTGATGGTGCAATCATTACTGATTGTATGCTTGAACTTTTTGGATCAACAACCACAATCACTAGAGGAAATCCGACTGTTGGTGCAATTACCATGACCAGAGTGAGTAATTCAATCATAACAAATCTTGTAAATATTGGGGCCAGACTAGTATTTATTCAATCTCAAAATATTGTTTGTACTGGAATGAAATTTGCGGATCAGATCAACGGAACAACTGTTAATACTAACCCATTGACAGGCGCAATCGACATAAGTTCTTCAAGTATTAATATTTTAATTGATGGATTCTCTAACTTTGCTTCTCTTGCAAACGTACACCCTTACAATTTAATAGTTTTAGTATCTGGTGGTTGCTTGGACATTAAGCTTAGAAACATTGGAACAAGTGCGGCTCCATATAATTGCGGATCAGCTAACCAAGTAGGTTCAATATTTAATGCCTCCGTCACCAAGGGAGTTGAGTTAAAAAGAATTTATACTGACAACATAAGAGTTTCCGCACTCGTATTTGCAAACACTGTTCAAGATGTTGTCGTTGATAATGTATGGTCAGACGGGGCAGATGCTCAAGCAATTGCCGCCGTAAATTGCTTAATTCGTGGTGCAAGATGGAGTAACTCTATCACTGGCCAAGTTTCAGTTTATGGAAGACATTGGGAAGATGCTTTTATTTCAACAGTGGCCGGAAGATTATTAATAGCAATGAATGAGCCACTTGCGGCTACTTTAAATCAAGTAACAATTACTTCCGGAAATCCAAAATTTACTTCTGCTGGTACTATAAATATGCCAACGGTTGGGGATCAGGTTATCTGGGAAATGCCATACTTTGCAATTGGGCATACAGTACTAGCAAACATTGCTCCGACAATTACAGGAACAAATACTGCAAACATAGCACTTACTTATCAAATAGATTTAGGAAATGGGTACAATGGAAGCTGGCTAACATTAAATGCCGCAAACTTGTCTTCTCATGTAATTCCTGCATTTGTTAATTTATACAAACAGGGTGGATTTAAGTTAAAGGTAAGAGCGACAACAACCATTGCATCAATTACAAACGCTTTAACATACATAAGAATTGATACAGTAACAAATGCAACTGAATACCAAAGACAATATCCTTTTTATGTTCCACTAGTGGGATATACTGGAACTCTTTCGAGTTCAAATATGGCAATTTATGTTGATTCCACAAATGACTTAGCAAAAACCGCAAGTGATTCTGCTGGAGATACATTGGGCGAAACTCCTTGGGATGCAAACTATACTGCAATTGCAAGACTAAGAAAGGCTGGTTATCAGCCAATTGAAAATACAATAACAGTAGATGAAGATGGGGTATTGATTCCAGTAGAACAGTTTGACTATCAAACTATTCCAGAATCGGACGCTGGGGCATTAGGAATAACTGTAACAAATCACGGGGCTTCGCCAGTTACATGGCAATCAAAGCAATTTTCATTAACCATAACAACAACAAATGATTCTTTAACTGCTTCTCAAATTGCAAATTTTATTAATTACAACATTTCTCAATTTGCAACATTTAATGGATTTTCTGGCCTTGCGTTTCCTGAAATGGTTTTACCCGATGGTTCAAACTTTCAAACCGCAAGAGGAAGGTTAATTGGATCACTTGGCTCTCTTTTAAAGGGAGTTAGGGTTGTTAGAAGCGATGGCATAACTCCGGTAAGTGGATTTACTCAAATGCAAGCTGACGATGGAACTTATTACGTTGCTCCAGTTAGTGCAAATTTTGTTGTAAATGGATTGACTGTAAACTCAAGACTTTTCATAAAGAATATTACAACAAACACAGTTATATATAACTCAATTCATGGCTCTGCTTCTTATACAAACGCTTATGACAATGGGACAATTTTTACGGCCGGTGACGCTTACGAGGCAAGAGTTACTTATGTCAATGGAGCTACGGCAAAAAGACCATTTAAACTTACTGGAACTGTTGCATCAACTGGTATAACCCTTACTGTTGCACAGGAAAACTGGACTGAATACACAAGCGCAGGAGTAGACGGCTCACTAGTAACTGAATGTTCAACTGATTATTCAAATATTCAAGTAGACATTGATGATCCTGACAACATAACTCTAAAATCAAGAATTTCGGCGTTTATAGTATTTGCAATGCACAACCAAGCTCAAGGAATTGTTGATTGGTTTGATGTTATTAATTATAAGTCTGCTGGAAGTGCAGTAATTAAATCTTCTGTTGCTCTTGTAAAAATAGACAACATAAAAACAGGAATTGCATTGAATGTTATTGATCCATTTCAACTAAGAATGGATAACGGCTCTTCAATGGTGGACACTTCTAGTAATACAATTAATTGGGACAATAGTTCTGAAGTTGTTGTTGTGGAAACTGGAACTTCTGGCTTAACTTCAACTGAAGCGGCAACACTAGAACTTTTAAATGATTTAACTGAAGACGTAAGTGGAATAAGATTTACAACAAAGGCTTTAGAGCAAGCTCCTTCTGGAGGCGGCGGCGGTGGTTCGCTTACTGCGGCCGATGTATGGTCACACGCCACAAGAACTCTCACAACTGCTTTTCCAACTATACCAACGGCTTCACAAAATGCCAGCGCAACAAGGACAGAATTAGCCACAGAGCTTGCTAGAATTGATGTGGCGACAAGTTCAAGACTTTCATCTGCTGGATATACTGCTCCACCAAGTGCAAGTTCAATTAGGGCAGAGATTGATGCCAATTCAATAAAGCTTGACGTTGCTGTTTCAACTAGAAACTCAACTACTCCTGATAACTCTTCAATAGCGGCAATTAAAGCAAAGACAGATAATCTTCCTTCTGATCCTGCTGACAATTCACAGGTTCTTGCGGCTATCCATGGGATTAGTCTTGGCACAGTACCAACGGTGCAGGATATTAGGGCTGAAATGGATGCAAACTCTATAAAATTAGCTTCAATACTTGCAGACACTAACGAGCTACAAACAAATCAAGGAAACTGGGAAACTGCAACTGGTTTTTCTACTGCGTCAGACATAACAACTGCAAAGAATGAAATAATTACCGAAGTAAATGCAAATGAATCAAAGATAGATATCATTGATTCAAATGTTGATGCAATAAAAGTTAAAACAGACTCTCTTGTAAACACCAATACAAGCGACCTTGCAAAAAGCTCCGAGATTGATGAAACAAAGGCAATTGTTTTTGGATTATACTAGAAGGATTTTATGAAAAGAATTTTTTCTTTTTTATCGAAACTTGTATCAAGAATACACACTCCATATAATCATAAGAAACTTACTGAATTGGATTGTCTTAAGGTTATGAACCTAATGCAAGACGGGGATATAATTCTTTCAAAAACAAATGGAGAGTTGTCAAACTTTTTTCTCGAAGAATACAGTCATGCAGGAATAGTAAATAAGTCAATGATCTTTGAAGCAGTCACTAGCGGAACGAGGGCAACCGATCCAATGTTTTTTCTATCAAGAAAAGATGGGATAATACTTCTAAGACCAAGATTTAAAGTTAAATTGGATGAATTGAATTATTTCTTAAGCGAAAATTTAAACAAGTTATACGACTTTGAATTTGAAGACAGGGATGGGCAATTTTACTGCTATGAATATGTTGCAAGTGCAATAAATGAATCTTCACTTGAAAAAATAGAAAAGGTGAGAACTCTGGTTGGTTTAAAATACATGGCCAAGTCTTTTTTGTTAAGCAATATGGAAACTGTTTGGGAAAAATTATCATGAAATTTATTCAAATGAATAACATAATTAAAAAGAGAATATTTTGGACGCAATAAGCGAACCGTCAAGATTAATTCAATTGGCAATTGCTTTATACTTAACAGTGGTCATGATGGTATGGTACGAGCTTTAAAGAGAGAAAAAAATGGCTAAAACTGTTCCATTGAGCAAGTTTGCAGAAGAGCTAAAAGCTTACTCTGAAAAAAATATTGCTGAATATAGAAAAGCGGTTATCTTGGCCCTGACAGATGCCATTCCTAGACTTGTTGAAAAGTCTCCGGTTGATACGGGACTTTATGCTCAGTCTTGGAACTTGGACGTTTCTGAGCAAGCGGCAATTCTGGGTAACTACTCTCCACACGCTCCAATTATAGAATTTGGTGCTAGGCCATTTACTCCTCCACTTGCTCCCTTACTGGCTTGGGCAAAAAGAGTTTTAAAAAAAGCAGAAGTTGATGATGACTGTTGGGCATTGGCAAAATATACTCAAATGAAAATTGCAGATAATGGAATGATGCCGAAATTTATCCTAACGAACGAAATTGAGTTTATAATGAATGATATTAGAGATAATCTCAAAAATGGTATGGTAAAATGAAGGAAATAGACACTCTGGTAGAATATTTAAAAGAAAAATTGCCAGACTTTCAAATAGAAGGTCAGTTTCCTGATCCAAAATTACAATTAAACCTTCCAGCTCTATCAATAGTTGAGGCTGGAAATCCAGTATTTACTAACCTTATGCCGATCTTCAAAGGAAGAATCGAGGGTGAAAGTATTTACATGGTGGGAATGTACGACTCGAAACTCCAGTTGGACATTTGGACAGATTACAAAGAGAAAAGAAAAGAGCTTTACGAAAGGCTCCACGATGTTTTTTTAGGACAATTTATAGACTCAGAACAATCGGCTGGGCTATCATTGACCTTAAAAGACTACTATAATGCCATTGCACGATATGATGTTGTTGGTTACACTATTGTTGATACCGAACAAACTTCGCAAATCGAAGAATGGAGAGTTAAGGTTGACGTTGTTGTGAATTATCCAAAGATGATTGCAAAAACAGAAAGCATAATTACTCAAGCAAGTATCAAGCACGAAATCGGTGAAGAAACTGATCTCGATAATTACGATATTAACGAAACTTTAGTTGTTTTTTAAGGAGTGAAAGATGGGAATTATAAGAACAAATAATCCGTTAGAGTACGATGAAGTAGACGGGATTGTTATTGATGAAGTAGCTCCGGCCCCTTCGATCAGAGGAGTGGGAACTGGTGTTGTTATTCTCGTTGGACAATTCCAAAGAGGAGAGCATGATCTAGTTAGAGTTTCTAGCATTAAGGATTTTCATACTAAGTATGGTAAATCTTCTTTTTCTGGAAATATTCAGTTAAAAAATAAAAGATTTTCGGCTTTAAAAATTGTACGAGTAGAAGCTACTGGTGCAGTTATTGCGGAAAAAACTTTCAAAGCAACATTGGTTGATATTGTTAAGTTCTCTGCAAAAAGCAAAGGTGCTTACGGAAATTCAATTAAAGTAACAATTGAAGCTGGTTCTGTTAGTGGAAAAAAATACATTATTCAGGATACTTCAACTGGAGCAACTGAGTTTTGGCCAGACGAAATTTACGACAATGTTTTAATCACTGAAGTTGCTAGCAAGCTTGCTGGTTCTTTATTGGTTGACGTTACAGTAATCGCTACAAGTTCTGAGCCAGACAATGCCGTTGCAACTGCCTTAACCGCTGGTGTTGATGGTGTTGTTGCCGATGTTGATTACGAACTTGCAATTGAAAAATGTGAAGCTGAAGGTGCTGGGAATATTCTTTTCTTAGATTCATACAATGATATTAGAAATGGGTATTTAAAAGTTCACTCTGCTTTAACGAAAGATAAAATGTGTATCCTTTCACACGCTGAAGCTGATTCAGTTTCAAGTGTTGTTGCAGACGTTGCAACATTGAGAGACACTGAAGGAAGACTTGTGTACGCATTTAACTGGCTTCAGACAACTGTTGACGGTCAATTGGTTTATACTTGCCCTGCTTCTTGGTACGCTTCGATTCTTTCTCAAACTGCTCCGAATATTGATCCAGCATTTGCAGGAAACACTCAATTCTTAGCAGGAGTTTCAGACGTTAAGTTGAAACTTACTAGAGATGAATACAAGCAACTTATGGAAGCTGGAGTTTCGGCTTTTGAATTTGATAGCGATATTGGATTTAAAGTTAAGTCTGGTGTTACTACTCAAATTGCTGACTCAAGCAAGTTGACTGTTTTAAGAAGAAGAATGGCTGACTATCTAACTAATAGTGTAGCTAGATTTTTAAAGGTTTATCAAAACGCTGTTAACTCTAAGGCAAATAGAACTGCTGTAAAGGGTGCAATGTTAAGATTTATCGAGCAACAAGAAAATACTGGTATTCTTCCAAAGGATGCTGAAGTAAACGGCGGTAAAGCCAAGCTTGTTGATACTGACTCTGAAAATACAAACGATACAATTGCTCAAGGAAAATTCATCATTGTTTACAAACAAAGAATTTACTCAAGTATGAGATTCATCGTTTTAAAAGCAGAGATTGGCGAATCAGTAGTGGTAACGGAATCATAAGGAGAAAATATGACAGCTTCAATTCGTGGGCATCAAGGCCTGTTTAAAGTATATCAAGATGGTTCAGAGGTTGTAATTGATACGATCACAAACGTATCTGCAAACATGGACTCTAACTTTTCAAGAGCGATGTATATCGGGAATCCTGTTCCTGAAGGGGATCAATCAATTGAAGGTTGGTCTGGTTCATTCGATATGGAAGTAAAGAATGACGTTATCGAAAAGTTCATGGATGCTCTTGTAACTAATAACTTGAATGGTATTGGTGTTTCTGAGTATATTTTCATTACAACTGAAAATTACCCAGATGGAACAAGTGCAAGTTATGTTTATTTTGATTGTCAGTTTAAGATCAGCAAAACTCAGTCTGGTCTGAACGAAAAAATCAAGAAGACAGTTAACTTTCAGGCTTCTGGAAGAACTAGAATTTAATTTTAAATGGCCCCTTATAACTAGGGGCCTATTGATACGATAATGGAGATAATTATGGAAGTAACAAAGTTTGTTCTTAACGAAAAAACAACAATCTATTTAAGAGAGCCTAGAATCGACGATACTGAAAAGTGCGCTCAGATTGCTGGAAAAAAAGCTGGTGGTGAAAACCAAGCTCACTTGGCCATTTTACTTCAAAAAGAAATGCTTAAATCTTTACTTGTTCAGGTAAACGATAAAACGCTTACAATGCAAGAAAAAGAGCAGATGGATAAGCTTTTAACCTACAGAGAATATAACATGGCTACGAAGGCCCTTCAAATGGTTCTTGGTGGTGATGATGTGGGAAACTCCCTGACTCCAGAGTTTACAACCATTGGCGGTTAGTCGCTTGGGTAAAGCGATACTCTAACATTTCACTCGAAGAAATTAGGTCTATGAGAACTATAGAATTTAAAATCTATTGTGATAGACTAAATGAGATACTTCATGAAGAGTCAGGGAAGCAAGAATGAGCGTAACCGCATTTACAGTATTGTCAGAATTTAGATTCGATGTTGCTAAAGCTATTTATGGAAGTGAACAACTTCAAGGTAGCGTTGAGAAACTATCAAATACTGTTGACAGTGCCATGACCTCTGTTAAAAACATGGGTCTTGGCATTGCTATGCAGTTTTCAAATGCTCAGGCTGGAATCGGTGGGCTTATTTACGGAGCTTTAAGCTCAAGTGATAAGTTTATGAACTCTCAACTTTCATTCGTTCAAATTATTGATTCAAACATGGGCCACTTAACAGGCACTATTGGGACAATGAACGACAAGATGGCAGTATCTCAAAAAATAATGAATGACATTCAGAAAGATGCGAGTAACTTCGGTCTTTCTGGTTCTTCTTTGCTTGAAATGACAAAGGGGCTTTCAGCAATGCTTGTTCCTAAAGGATTGGCTGGAGAAAATTTTAAAGGTGCGCGCGATATGTCTCGTAACCTTTTAAAGTCTTCTGCAAACTTGGGGATTGATCCAAACGAAGTTCAGGGGCAATTATTAAGGGCCATAGAGGGTTCTGCTTCAATGGGTGATACTTTATTCAGAAGATTAATTGCTGAAGCTCCTGAGCCTTTTAAACAAGCTAATATCAATGATGCAAAGGGATTCAATGCTCTCGATACGGCAAAAAGATTTGATATTCTAAATGGTGCATTGGCTAAGTTTGCCAATAATACACAAATTCTTGAAGCAAGAGCCAATACAATGTCAGGGGTAATGCAAAGGTTTAAAGACTTATTTGCAGGGCCATTCTCTGTTCTTAAAAGGATAGGTGATGTTTTAATGCCATTGCTAGTTCAAGGCTTAACAATGCTTGCCGATTGGATTGAAAAAGATGGTCGAAGAATAATTGATAGCTTTGCAAAGTTTATGAAAGGATTTTTAGATAATCCAAAAGAATTTTTACTGCAATTGATGCAATTAAAAAGCTTGTCTTCTGACTTAGGAATGGCGACTAAGTTTGCATCATTGGTAATTTCATTTATTCACTTAGAAGAATTATTTCACTTTTTGGCAAAACTTCCAATAATTGGCCCAGTAATTAATCAAATTGGTGCATTTTTACAAAGTATTCAGTTTACTGGAAAGTTGATGGAATTTATTAAATACGGTTTTTCCAATCTTGGAACCGTAATGATGAATTATGTATGGCCTGCGCTTAAAATATTATTCAGAGGATTGGTTGAATTTGGTGGATGGATTGCAGTTTTCTTAATTCCATTACAAGGATTAAGTAGAGCAATTGCAAGAATGAAACTTGAATCAGTCGAATGGCTCGCTAACAACATGGCAGACATTACAGAGACAATGGAAAGCTTAAGTTTTTCACTTGGATTACTATTTACTCCAATTGAGGATTTAATAAAAGGATTCGAGGAATTATTTTTCTTAATCATTGGTGGAACTGGATTCCTAGACTTAGGAAAAAGTAGCTTGATGGGTTTTGCAGACGTTGTAAAATGGTTTGCAGAAGGAATCATGCTTGCTTGGTCGGCGGTTCGCGGTGTTGTTGCTGGTATGATGGATTTCATCACAACTGTAATAACAAATATTCAAGTAATCATGGGTAACTTGATGAATGGAAACTTTGCCGATATGAATCTTGGAACGGAAAATGCTTTTGCAAATTTTGGTAAAGGGTTTATGGAAGAAATGGATAAGTCATTCAATCGCGTTTATAATCCAACAATGGATGGAAACGTAGACAATGCAAAAGTAGTTTCTCAGGTAAATAACTACGATGTAAAAATGAACAATAGTTTCAAAGAAGTTCTTCAGCCAGATAGAATTGCTTTTACAATTAAAGAGCAACTTGAAAAAGGCTCTACAAATAGAACTTCTGCAAAAGGTAACTCATTCGCTAGTAAAGCGGTTAAGGCGGTTTAATGAGTGTATTAAATAGCGCAACTTCACAAATAGGATCGGCTCAAAATTTTATAAAGAATCCTTTTACTTCTGACGTTGGAACTTCTTTTAGAAAGCCAGACTTCGTAGAAGGTTTTTTAATCCAAGAAATTATAAATGGAAAAGAAAATGGTGAACTTGTAACTCTTTCAGGGAACAAACTTCCATTTCAACCATTTGTTTTTGGTGGTGGACAGAGAGTTAAGAAAGATTACTATTCTGGACACTCTGAGCCAGTTATGCAAATTCTTGGTGCAGAAGAAGATGATTTAACTATCTCTGGAAGATTTTTTGATAAAAAGATCAGAGGTAATAATCCTTATGCAAACGAACTTAAAGACAAAAGATTAATTGATAACATAAGTGCATCAACTGAACTTCAACAGCAAATAGACGCTCTCAGAATAAGAGGAAATATTGTAAAAATTTCTCTTGGAGAGTGGGTAAGGTATGCAGTAATCAGCAAGGTTAAGTTTTCAATGAAAAACATTGCTGACGTTGGTTACGACATAACATTTTCAATTATTGGTTTCAATCCACCGAAAAATGCAAAGTTTATCATTGGGCCACGAGAAGTTCCATTTGCTATCAATAAAGATTTAATTGCCATGTCAGAAGGCTTTGGACAGACCAATATTCCAAGCACTGTTCCAAGATCAATTGCAGACATATTAAATGATGCAATCTCTACTGTTAGCGGAGTGCTTGCAACAGTTACAGGCTTTGTTGATTCCATTGTTTCAGTTGTTCAAGATATTCAAAAATCAGTGCAAAGAGCATTGGGATTAATTAAATACGCTCAGGGAAAACTTAATTCATATAAGAAATTAGTTGGAGCATTTAAGCCATTTGATCCAAGTCAGGCACTAACTGGAAGATATGAAAATGCAAAGTTCTACGCTGGAACATTGGCACTATCAGCAAGTCTTACGGCTTTACTTGAAAAATTAAAAGCAAGACTGAAAGCACTTGTAGACAGTAAGCCACTATCAAGACACTTGGTAATTTCTGGCGATAATTTACAAAAAGTTGCTGTTAAATATTACGGCTCTGCTGATAACTGGAAAAAGATTTACGACTTCAATAATCTATCTTCTACAGCGTTGACAATTGGATCGACCTTAGAAATTCCGAGGTTGTAATGAGCATCTATTTTCCTCAGGCCGGAGTTATTCTTAGAGTTACATGGGAAGATTTCGGAACAAAGTCTGAAGTTTTAAATAAGACTTATGACTTAAGTATTCAGGCAAGAAGTGTGACCGTAGAGAGAAACGATTACTCTGAAGCTGATACATTTAAGGCGCAAATAGATTACAAGTCATTCCCATTTGATCCTCGATGTATAAGATCATGTGCAGTTACAATTTGTATTGAAGATAGAAAAAAAATGTTCAATTCAGACAACTCTCTTCACAAGATTGAGCCTACTGAAGACAACATTGTTTTTATCGGATTTGCTGATGAGTCTCAAATAAGATTCGATAATGAATCAAGAACGGTAACACTGGAAGGAAGGGACTATACAAGTCTTTTCATTGACCAAAAAAGAATAAACACAGAGCCAATTCCATTATCAAAAACTATTGATGAAATCATAAGAGATTTAGTAAATGAACAAGAAGCCACAAAAAGAATTTTAGTTGTAAATAGAACTGGTGAAGCACTTCCATCATTGGCAAAACTTGCTCCAGATTTTAACCCAACAACTTCGGTAAAAAACCAAAGAAGAAAAGAAACATATTGGGACATTATGCAAGACATAGTTTCAAGGGTGGGACTTGTTGGATACATAGAGCTTGATAAGTACATTATCACTAAGCCACAAAACATTTACGAGAAAAAAGAAATTAAGCAATTCATCTATGGTGGAAACTTAAAAGAATTATCTTTTCAACGAAAACTTGGAAGGGCTAAGAATTTTAACGTAAAAGTAGTTTCATTCAATCCATTAGAAAAGAAAATTGAAGAAGCTTTGCTTCCAGAAGAGGCCATTGATCCAAATATTAAGGCCCCAAGGGTAACAATTCCACAACTAGATAAAGATGGGAAAAAAATTGATCCTCCAAAAGATGCAGACTTTATGACCTTCACAGTTAAGGACGTAACAAACAAAGAGCAGTTAATTAAGATTGGAGAGTCTATATTTGAAGAATTAAGCAGACAGCAAATTGAAGGGAGCCTTTCGACTTACGAAATGGAGATACCTGAAGAAACTGATAACGGCACAAAGCCAATAAAATTTTCAAAGATAAGAAATGGAACTGCGATTAGAGTTTACATGACTCAGGAAGAACTTGGGGCCATTGCTTCTAATTCTGATTTTCAACAGAAAAAAGCTTTTTTAATCAGAAAAGGATATACAGAAGAAGTTGCTTCGGCTTTTGCTAATTCTCTTGATCGAATCAATACGGCCTTCTATACTAAGTCGGTAACGTATGAAATGGATCAGGAAAACGGCTTCTTAATGAAGCTTGATTTTATCAATTTTATTGACCTTGACTCATCTTTAAAGGATTAAATGAAGGGACTAGAAACAATCAAAGATATTTTAAAGGATGAATCGCTTCATATATGCGTTGGGAAGATTGCAAAGCTTCACATTGCTGATGATCGGTCTTATTTAAAATGTACTGTGACAATATTTCCAGAAATGAGAAACATTATCGCCACAATGACTTGGGAGTGCGTAGGGCCTGATTCTGGAGAGTTTACTTTTCCAGTACAAGACGACATGGTTTTGGTCGCTCAAGCTGAAGGTGATGACGATCAGGCATACATAATCAGAAGATTATCAAGCAGAGCTGACAAGATTCCTGCAATTGCCTTAACTGGCGATAAAGTTCATAAAACATTAAATAGCAAAAAATTCTGGAATATCTCAGATACCAGAATAAATTTATCAAGAAGTGAAACTGAGCCGACCGAAAACCTTGTTCTAGGTCAGATATTTAAGCAGTTTGCTTCTGAATTACTGGCAACTCTTAAAGTAAACTCACAAAACAGTGCGGATCACGTTCATATTGGGAATCTTGGATACTATACCTTTAAGCCCAACTTGGAGACTGAGTTCTTGAACAGAAAAGAAGAGTACGATACACTTAAGCAGAGTCCAATTGATGATGAGGTCGTTTTATCTGACTTATCCTTTACGGAGAAATAAAGAATGGCGTTGGTTGTTAGCGATTTTGCAAATAAAATTAGGGATGAACTAGCTACAGAGTTTGGTTCTCCTGCTGACGATTCTTCTCATAATATGAAATTTTGCACAGCTATCTCAAGAGCAATTATTGAGTATTTTAAAGCAAATGCTGATATTGCGCTGGATTCTGCTGATATACAAGTTTCGGCTGGTACTTTCATGGACTCATTAAGCGCACCTATCACGGGGAAAGGCATAACTGATCCAGTTACGCTTTCTGGTAAAATAGAATGAGCAGAATAGATGAATCATTTTTTCAAGATTTAGATTTCGGAGTAGGTGATTTTTCATCGGCCCCGAGTGGTGATTTTGAGCAAATTAACGGAATAGAAAATTTAAAACAAAGACTTTTCAACAGGCTTATAACCGTAAAAGGGACTCTTGCACATAGACCTCTTTTTGGTGTTGGATTACCTCTTTATCAAAACGCTCTTTCTTCTATAGGGAAGCAAAGAGAGCTTGCGGTTGAAATAAAAAGCCAATTTCAAGAAGATGAAGGCGTTGAATCGGTTGAATCTGTATCCATTAAGCAAGATGGTGATGGAAAGTTCTTTGTTCAATATAAAGTAAATGCAAGAGGTGTTGGGTCAGTTACCGCAAATGCTTCTTTTGAGGATTTTTCATTATGAGTACTACAGTTAAAACGCAACAAGAATTATATGACATTTATAAAAATGAAGTTCTGGCACTTGCTCCAGACTTTACAGATTTCTCAGAAGGATCAATGCACGATATTCTTGCTGGTGCTATTTCAATGGCAACCAATGAGATTCAAGAGCTAATAATTACGGAATTTAGTAAAACATTTTTTGCTCTTGCCAGTGGTGATGATCTTGACAGGCTTGCAGTAGATCATTTTGGTGATTCGTTCGCTAGGCCACTTGCTACTTTTTCAACAGGAGAAGTGACATTTTCAAGGCCTTCAAATACTGGAAACGTAGTTATTCCTGCTGGAACAATTGTCAAAACTCTAAAAAATGCCAATGGATTAGAGTTTAGATTTGAGACAAATGAAGAAGTAACAATGACAGGACTTTCGATTTCAGTTGCAGTTACCTGTAAAGAAGCTGGAAAGGCTGGTAACGTAAATCCTGCAAAAATTATTATTATCGAATCTTCATTAACAGACTCAAGCATAACTGTATCAAATTCAGCTTCGACGGCTGGTGGGGTTAATACCTATGAAGATGCAGAGTATAGAGACTTTATTACTCAGAAAATTTTATCTCTTGCTGGAGCTACAGAGCTTGCAATAAAAGGATCGGCAAAGTCGGTTGCTGGTGTTTCATTCGCAGAAGTAGCAACAGAAGAAAGAACCGTGATTGACTACGATATTGGGACAACTGATATTTTAACAGGGGCAACTTTTTTCAAAATTCCTTATCCAGTTTTATATATTGCTGATGCAAATGGAAACTCAAGCCAAGGTCTTATTGACCTAGTAAAAGAGGCGGTTTTCAAGACAAAGGCTTGCGGAGTAAAGATCGAAACTCGTGGGGCAGTACCACTTTTATTAAATTGGAGTGGATCAATTGTTCTTAATCCTTCAGGCCCTAATTATTCAGAGCTTCAAGTTGATACATCGAAAATTGTTGATACAATGAAAGAGTATGTAAATAAGATTCTGGCCATTGGTCAGAGCTTTAGTAAGATAAATGCAAATGCCTACGTTTTGAGTATTTGGGGAAGTGCTGGGACTAATGACTTAGTAAGTTTTATCTCAAGTGTTCCAAGTGGTGACGTTGCAGTTGCATCAAATGAAAAATTAATTAGTGGAACGGTAGAGATTATATAATGGGATTGACTCAAGATCAGTGGACAGGAAAAATAAAAAACCTAGTGCCCTCATGGGTAGCTAGAAATCCTAAGTCTGAGGCTGTTTTTAAGTCAATAGGAAAGGTTTTAGCTCAAGTTCAAGACGACTATCTAACTCACGTTGAAGAAACATATATTGATACAGGTTCGGATGATTACGTTGGATTACATGGCCAAGAAAGGTCAGTTGAACGACTAACAGAAGAAAATCTAAGTTCATATAGACAGAGGGTTAAGTTAATAACTAATCAATCTGATCTTCCAAGCATCAAAAAAGTTGTTGACTCAATGCTTATAAGAGGCGAGGCAACGATAATCGAACATCACGAAGCCTCTAACTTCTTAGGTCGTTCTTCTTTCTTAAATAGAAACATAATTGACTTTGAAGTTCTCTATAATGCCTTTACAATTCTTATTGACTATCAGATTCCAGAGCCTACAAGCTTTTATAATATGGAATCATTTTTAAACAGAGAATTTTTAAATGGTTCTTCGGTTTCAAGTGATAAGGTATTTGAAAATATTATAAAGGCAGTAAACAAAAACAAAGCTTTCGGGACAGTTTACCGATTAATTGAAAGGGCAAATCCATGAGACAAAATTTTAATGTAGGACAAGAGATAGTAAGCGAAGATTTAAACAGTCTTCAATCTAGGTTGGAAAGAGGAATTTTTGATAGGATTGTATATGAAATTCTTCAAAAGAAATCAGATGCTTTTTTTGGAAATGGCTTTAATGTCATTTTTCAATCTGCAACTTCGGTTGTTGTAAAGGCTGGACTAGGTTTTCAAGAATCTGTAACTGGAACGATTAACCCAACAAAAAAGCCATTAGTGCTTGATGCTGATTTAAACGTGACAATAAACACTCCAGATTCTTCAAATGGAAGAATTGACTTAATTTGCGTAAGAGCAAATAGATATAATGCCGAAACTGAAAACAGAAAATTTAAAGATGAGTTTACAAACTCAGTCTCAACTCAAAGCTTTACAGTTGCAACAGACTGGAAAGCAGACGTTCTTTACGTTGCTGGAACTCCAAACGCTGTTCCAGTTGCTCCAGCTATTCCAAGTGGATACTTATTGATTTCAGAAATGAGCATTTCGGCTTCAACTGGAATTGCAAGTCAATCTTCAATTACAGACTCAAGAGCAAAGCTTCCATTTTGTACTTCTACAAGTCTAACTGGATCAAATGAATACGATGCAGTTGTCGGGCCTTCAAGTCTAGCTGGGGTAACTCACGAAGATTTAAAATCTGCCCTAGATAATGCCTCAGATGGATGGAAAATATTAGTTCTTCAATCTGAAACATTGACAGCAACTCCAGTTGTTTTAAATGACGATATTGAGATTGTATTTAAAAAAGGTGCAACTATTAACCGAGGAACTGCTACAATTGGATTGCAAGTTCAAGGAATAGATTGCAAAATTGTAAATGCAAGATTCAAAGATTTTATTACTGGTGGTGACGTTGCTTTAAAGGTGATGGGAACTGCACAAAGAAGCGTAATCGAGAATCCAAGATATAATAACTGCGCGACTAATATGAATGATTTAGGAATAGAAACTTTTGTAAATGTTGAATTTACTGAATAAGGGGAAAATAATGAGATCAGTTATCAGTTTAATTCTGGTTAACTGCCTAGCGATTACGAGTGTATTCGCACAGTCAGTTAATCCAAACGACACTTTAAAAATAGGAAAGGCTTCATCTTCATCAGATAAAGGTCTAACTTTCGATACTAACGATGGTGTTTCTAATAAGAAACTTTTAATCGAAAAAATTTCTAAGAAATTAAAGTTCGATGGTAATACATTTCAAATTGGAGATGGTTCATCATCTTCAGACAAAGAATTAATCATTGCTGGGGCCTTAAAAAGCTTAAAGTACAATGGAACTTCTGGAGAGTTTGAATTTAACGATGATGTAAAACTTTCTGGAACATTAAAAGCCGATTTTTTACAGGCCGTAAATACTGAAGTAGCAATTAATTCTTTATTAAGAGCTTCACAAGGTATCAAGGTTGGTGCTGGTGCAAACGAAATTAGAGTAAATGCTGGAAATTTAGAATTTTCTAATGATGGTGTTCTTTATAAGAAATTTGGAACTGGAACTGGCGGTGGAAGTACTGGAGTAAATCTTTTAGCAAACGATTCTTTTGAAGATGGCATTTCTACTGGTTGGACTTCTTCAGGTGGAACATTTTCACAACAAACTTATACAAACGGAGTAGAGGGCGATTTAAAATATGCCAGATTCGTAGCTTCAACTTCAGGCCAGTACGTCGAAACGACTGCTGTAGCTATTCCCACTTCATTTTCTGGTGGATGCCA